ATGTTAGAAATCCTTTCCGATATTTTAGACAACCACCCAACTGTTTATTCAACGCTCTCAGCGGCGATTCTTGCTGCTATCTTTGCTTGGTTAGCCTTAAGACACAATATTCATGCATCACGTACCAAGAACTCGATAGATTTCGAATCAAACTATAAGCACAACGAAAAAATTGTTGAGTCATCTCTCGAGATCAAGCGCATGGTGAACACATACTTTTCTCACCAACTCGCTGAACTTGCATTAGAAAAGAACTTTTTGCATGAGGATACTAAACACATAAACACCATTCTTAATGAATGGGAGCGTTGTGCAAATGGTGTTTTCCATAAGATATACGATAACAACTTTTTGTTTGGCACATATGCTAGCACTGTTCTTTATTTATACAAAAATCTCTATCCTTTTATCGAGCAACGCCGTAAGCATAACCCACGCGTGTATACTAAATTTTGCTGGATGGCTATCCAGTGGCAAGTTCGTCGTCAAAAAGATGAAACAGGTACAACAGATAAAGATCTCGAAGCAGCACTAAAGCTCCTGGAAAACTACCATAACACATTAAGTAAGTAGTCAAAGAAAGCCGCTTTATTCGGCTTCTCTTTACCTTCTAATATCAATTATACGTATATACCACACGCGATCTTTTTCGAAATATTGCTCTTTTCATTAAAAGAGATAATTGCACTTTACTTTCAGTTACTTATAGCCAACCATAGCAAACAATCAGATCATTACGTGATCATTGATGATCGTGACGTAAAGTTTAAAATACTCTTAAATATCAATCTATTACCTGTATAGGCGCACAGGTAATATTTGTAATTAAATTTCAAAAAAGCTGAAAGTTTTTCATTGATTGAAATTTTAAAAACGCTCTGTAAGCCATTCTAAGCGGCTTTTCTTTTTCCTATAGCCCGCTATGGCTAAGGCTTCGCTTGATATCTACCGTGTTACGTAGGCAGCTGAATTTCGACATTTAAGAATTGCGAAAAAACCAGATCGAAAAGCGCGCAGGTGGGGAGGAGGAGTGCGGATTCCGTCAGCTAGAGGTCGCCTTCCGTCACTGGATGGTCCTATTTATGGTTTAGCCGCATAGAGCGAGTAATAGTTGTAGATGTTCGAGGTAAAAGAAAAGCGCCCAAGATAGGCGCTTACTTTGATAATTGTTATGGGTTGGAAGCTAATGCTTTGATAGCTCGTTAATAATAAGAATAGAGGTATGAATTATTCCTAGGTAAATCAGTAAGTCGTTTGGTGAAATGTTCAAGTTTCTTTGCTCCTATAGATAGGTTGATTTATCTATAAGGCAACCAAAAAAATGTCTCACGCTGTGAGACAAGGTGTTAAGTGATTTGATAAGTCCCAGCTGAGCTTCCGCCAGTAACTGGAACCTCGGCATTTTGTGTGATTTCATCATACACAGCATTAGCGATCGCTTCTGCCATTTTTCCTGCCATAGCGAATTCACCTGTAAGAACGAACCCTTGTACTTGCAGTTCGTTCTCTAACTTCTCTTTGAGTGATGCTTTACTCATTGCCATGTTATTTACCTGCCTTAACTGTCGATGATAAATCAGAGTGAGGCTTGCCTGTGTAAGCACAAATGCAGTCACCTTGCACAACACCTTTACCGCCATTCATAGTGATGAGGTCAGCGACTTCTATGATTTTCTTGGCAGTCGTGGTTTTGTGGTTGGTGATTTCTTCTATTTTGTCTTCCAATACTTTGATGCGTTGGTTTAAACATTCGGTGATGTTGTCTTTGTCGGTCTTGCTTTCGAAGTTCCCCACTTCATCTACCAACTGGTAAACACCTTGGCGTTGTTGGTAACGGCTTTCACCTTGCTTTATCGCGGGTAACTTAAATCCCAACGGCAGAACACAACGAATAAATGGCTTATCCGGTTGGCCGAACATAAAGCCTATTTCCACAATGCTTCCAATTGCAGGCGGTTCAAGTCTTCCTGCATATTCACCCACACCTGGTATTGGTAGTGGTACCGCCTGAAGTGGTGATTTGTCTTTGAACTCCACACCCTTCTCATCGAGCAGCTGAACATCCACCGCGTAATGCGGATAAAAGCGATCAGAAATATCGCCCTCTTCTGGCAGTTCAGGTAACGCAACTACTTTACCCCAACGAGGTAAATGCCAGCGTCCAGTCAGTTCTGGAAACAATCGAAAGATGATCCGCTTAATTGCATTTACGTCCATGTCAGTTTCACCTCTGTTCCTTGGAAATCCACACCCACCAAGCGCAGGCCATTTACAATCGCACCCGGTCTTAACTTAGGGCTCGCGGGTATTTTCACGGACTTGGCCGCAGTGTGCCCCGTCATTAAGCTATCAGGAATAGTCACTGGCTTATCTGCCCAGTAAGAGTCTTTCCAAGTGCCCACATAGATTTGGCCGTTACCCTGCTGTTGCCAAAACAGGTCTTCAATACCGAAAGCTTGAGACAGCTCGTCCATCACTCGATAGCCATTACCATCACTGTAAAAGCAAGGGATAGAAGTTTTACTATAGGCTGCATCTGGTACCACGAACTGCAGTCCGGTTTTGTTGGTTACATCGCTAAGCAGTTGCATCAATGTCGGGTGGCGAAGCGTGATATCGAGCGGCTTAAACAACAATGCCGCCAACTCGCGACAAAACAGTTCTGACCACCCTTTTTCTGATGCTTGAACCCGTTCGATGTAACCAAGGAATACCCTCGATATGCTGTCACCCCATCCAATATCTACGGCAATGATGGTATTTACCTTTGGAGTACCTTCAACGGAAATCGAGCAGCGACCAGGTGTATTCACATCAAAGAGAATGCGATGGTTCTTTGCTTTAACCTTTTGACTACCAAGATAGGCGCGGCAAACAAACTTATGGTTTGGTTCCATTACCTCCCCCTATGACAATATTTCGTCTAGTGATTTTAGAAACTTCATGATGCCCGTGAGTTCGACGCTCGTATCTGGCGGAACATCTTCATTTGGTCCAGCTTCAACCGGAGTGGTTACCCCTTGCACCTGCTGTTGTGTTGCTGGCTTATCTTCCTGACGTTGTTCAACACGCTCAGGAACGGATAAGTGCTCGACCAACTCGAAAGCCACGTTCCATTGCCGGTTACTCTCTTGTTCATCGGCTCGAATCGTGCCTTGGAATTTAACCTGGCGAATTTTGAGTGCCGCTGCGGTGTTGTTGCTGATGCGGTAAATCTGGCGGGCACTGTTATCTTGCCCGCCTGCCATGGTGAAAAGGTTACTTAGGGTTTCACTCTTGTTGAATGGGATCACACCACTAACTGACAACACTTTGCCTTTGTTACCCGTTTCAGCTTGGTCGGTCGATGAGGACTGGCCGGACATATCTTGTCCAGCGAGCTGTTGGCGAACGCTAATGCGTAGGTTCTTGAGTGATATTTGAGTGCCGTTTAAAGTTAGCATCCATTAACCTAGCTGTTGTTCAAGTCAGGGATAAGTTCCTGCTGTAAGCGCTTATAAAATAACTCCAATAACATCTGCGTTTTCTCGACATCAACGCCTGTTGAAGTTTCAATAATCGTATCGAGATCGCGATGTAAATCTTGAATAGTGGTTCCTGTAATTGGCTGGCTCATGGTTTTTCCTTACAAATAACTTGGGTTCATTTTGACGATGTTAAAGCGCACATTCACATCTTCCGTTGAAGCGTTCCCACCTCGACGAATTTTTACAGCAGAGCCTTCAATACGTAAAAAGTGCGTCCACTCAGTTGGTAACGGATTCGGGTAGTTGTAGCTGTCTATGGTTCCATCTTCGTGTTCGACCACAAACGTTGATGGTCCAGGGTCTTCACCATTAGCTTTAATAGCAATGTAATACACTGGATAACCCTTACTGCCTCCGGTCGCTACGGTTGGATCGAATGGAATATTAATTTCCCAACTGTATCGAATATTTTTTACTTCATCCGCAATGACAGTTCTGTCTTCAGTCGTATGATAGCCAAGGCCGAAATAGCAGTTTTCGCGATAAACAAAGGAATCAATTTCGAACTTACTCAGGCCATCAATAGACTTCAAAAACCTGGGTTGCTGTAAGTTTCGAAGCCTCATTGGGCGCTTTTGCCCTAAAAGATAGATACCGCCACTATGGTAGTTACAAAATCCATCAGAAACCTCAACTGCCCCACCCTGTTCGCTGTCAGCTTCAAACAGAATATTGCCTAGCTCCGTAGCAGGGTCCAAACCTGAGTTTTTCATGGTCGACTCTAGGTATAACTGCTTAATGGTTTTCTCTGGTTGTGAACTTGTAAATGAATAGAGATTGAACCCTCCAGAGCCTTCTGAAGTTACTTTTTTAGCGTGATATGAGTTACCTATACCAAGACCAATCCCATAACCATGGCGGACCATATTTACATCCATTGGATCAAATGTACCTGGTGCATCGACTGAAAAACGCTGACCTGCACTATGAGAGCGTAGGTTATAGATTTCACAGTTATTCAATTCTAATGGCGCTGCTGTCGACCATTCTACTAACTCGCCATCGGCGTAGCGCAAAGGCACACCAAGCGCAATACCATTGTTTTTACAAGCGAATGAAAAAAGGTTTCTAAAATCCGCATACCACGACCTCGCGAGGTAATAGTTGTATTCAGAACTACCAACAACGGCGATGCGGTCGAGTAATGTTTCATTGGTTAAGTACGTACCATAAACACCAAAACCAGCTCGACCATCTACATCGTCACCACAATCAATAAGTGCATTAGATAAAACATTGTCACTTGCATCAATTAACGGTTCCGCACCAACCTCATTTTGACCAAACTGCACCACCGCTTTACGCGGCGCATTGCCCCCACGCCAGCGAAGCTTAAAAGTACTATCACTGTAATTTCTTGCGTTTTTTGAATACCCCTGTAAACCAGAACCACGACGACTTAAACGTATGGTGTCAGATACATCAAACGTCTTATTCGGCATTAAGATGGATGTACTTTCACTCAACGCTGTATCTATTGCATCGTTCCATAGCCCATCGCTGACCAAGTTCTGATACTCACGAATATCAGGACGGTCTTTAAATCTTTCCGAGTTACTTCTAATATCTCCGTCAACCCAAACTTGGTACTTCTTATTTGAAATCGCAATATCTGTATCTTTCTCCGGCCTCAAATCACTCACCGTTCCATCAGCCAGCACCTCAGCAATTTTGCACACGAAATGTGGGATATCTTTGCCTGTTGAGGAATCGATGTAATCGTCTTTCTCTTCGGCCGTGATGACAAAATCAAACAGAATTACCTGTTCGCCTGTTGGTGTGCCTTCGCGGTGTGCATCGATGTAGATAAACGAGGGTTTGTTGGGTACCTGAACGCTGCGATCAAATTCCATGCTGACACGGTTGCCCGAGACATAACCGGCACCCGCTTTGATGTTGTAAGCGCTACCCGATGGGGTGACCAAGAAACCGTCTTCGATAAACCAGTCTTTGCCGTTCTGGTCGATGATGGACTGCGCCACATCGCTATCCATCTTCTTCATACGGTCAGTGGCGTTGTATTGCCAGCTGGATGCATCCACCGTGATGTTGGTGATTTCTGCAATGTCTTTGTATTCAAGGACAACCGAACGCACCAAGGTATTACCCGCAACACCCGGTTCATCGGCCGTCTTTGGTGTGAGCGCGTGATGGTCAATCGTGACTAATACGCCATATTCTGAGCAGTATGCGCCTGTCCAGTTGAACTCGAATGGACCAATATCGCTGGTCAGGGTAGTGCTGTAAATCACCGAGTCTGCAGAAAGACGGCCGCGTTGCTCGACCTGCTCTTGGTGAACAATGTCGTCAGTCGGTACCACATCATCGGGCTGCGGAAACTCAGGGCGGTTTGCTACGTTGGCGAATATCATCTTGTCGATGATAAGTGGTTTTTCTTCGGCGTTGAGCTGTGCCAACAGTGCTTTACCTGCGGCGGTTAAAATTGACTTGTCAGTGGTATTTGCCATGTTTAGTAATTCCTTAACCCTTCACTGTGGCTTGGTAATATTCGCAGTCGACGTTCAGCACACTGGGAAGCATGCCAACGTTGAGTCGAGTCTTAACGTGAGACGTTGCGTATTGTGCTTCGATGTTCTTGCTTCGCGCGGCCAACGGCATTTCGACATAACTGGTGTATTGATATCGGCGGCATGTTCTACCGTATTGTCTGATTACTGTATCTAGCAGTTTGGGAACATTGGTTAAATCGCCGTCGCGGATTTTTAGACTGATTACATCCCAATCCACATTGGCTAAACGCTCGTCTTGCCCGATGTGCGGATAACCCAACTTGGCGAACATGTCTTCCCAGCCTGCTATCGTGCCTGCGTCACGAGCGAAGCCATAAGCGTGAGCAACACGGATTCGAAATAGCTCTTCCGGCTCTTGGCCTAAGCGTTCTATTTCACGTTGCCAGGCAAGAATGTTTACCAGTGCCATTGGGGCGGTTAACGGATCATGCTGCTGCAGTGGCATTTCGAATGCAGCTCTCACATGTTCCCAGTAGTTGCGCATGGCTCGGGCGAACTTAGCCAGCTCGCCTCGGCCCATCCAGTAACGCAGGTTAATCTCAGGAATTTTCAATCGTCACCCCCAGAGAATTAATTCGCGGTACCGTCAGATTGTTGATGATGTCGGCGTTATCAAATTCGAGGGATTCAATCTCTGAGAACTGCGCATGCAGCTCTTGCCCTAACCTTGAGAAGCTGAATCGAAGTACCGGATTTGTGACCGTTGGCGAGTAATCGATGTTTTCACGGAAAGCTGCACCAATGAACTGCTCCACTTTCACGCGTAGGGCGTCTCGGTCTTCCATCGTTAATGAACGAAGCGGCCAAACTCGGCAGACAATATCGTGGGTCGTTTCTGGCATGGCGAGCACTTGCAGATCATCACCATGGCCGTGCTGACCTTCGACACGGATGTACTCATTCAAATCTGCCAACATCTCTGCCGATGGTTCACCAGTGTCTAAAAGGATGAGAGCGTTTGCGGTACCTGGTCCACGCGGTGCGTTGTGCTCAAAATAAACATTGTCGTCGTTGATGCCTGCGCGACTGGTGAGCAGTGAACGGTAAGCTGCATCAATGTGCCATCTTGCTACTGCGCTCCACTGGTTACGAATACGAAGGCGGAGTTCGTCATTACTCTCTTTGTCTGCCCCTGCTTCATTCAACCATTCGGCAGGATTCGTCACTGCACCAATGCCCGGGATCGCCGTAGGCAAAATGTGGTAGTAACCTTCGCCTAAGTTGTAAGCCGCGCCTTCGTTCTCCGCCTCAACTTCTGCCATCACCATGGTGTCATTTTCTGGCATCGTGGTATCGGCAAGCACCTTCACCCGGTAAATCGTGCCGTTAATCGGTTCGGTTTGAACCCATGTGTCTTTGGGAATAACCAACGCTGGGCCTTTAGTCGCAGAACGTTGAAAAGCGATCATGCCTTTGGCTTTGGTTGCGCCTTTACGGGTGAGTTTGCATTGCCACGCCAACAAGTCGAGCCACTGGTCAACGGCGGTCGCGACAAACATGTTCGGTAAGACATAGCCAACCAATAAGGTATTGATGAGCCACATCGTGACTTTCACGACCGTGGCTTCGATAAGGCGCCAAAATGGAGAGAACGGCGAGTCGTTTGAGATGATGGAGCCTTCTTTGTCCATCTCCTCTTTGAGTACTTTCTTCCACCCGGCTTCATCGGTTGGGATACCGGATTGCTTCACCAGTTCGGAATAGTCTGGTTTTGGAATATCAGTCATTAACGCTCTCCGTTATTCACTATCTCTAATTGCAACTCGCCAAAGTCCATGGTGTCGGCAAATACGTAAATCGTGCCCTCTGTTGGTTCATCCAAACGCACGGTACCTGGTACCAATCGAATGTCTTCTTCAACCAGCAGTTCCAGCTTGGTACGGATATCGGCTTTCTTTGACGGGCTTCGCTCTGCGATTAAGTCCACTGCTAAGTTACTCTCGATGATGGCGTGTTTGATGTCTTGGGCGATCACCGCTCGGTCTTGAATCAAGATTGGGTTGCGGCCTGCATCAAGCACCACATCCCCGTTCTCAATCAAAATGTCCTGGTATTTGTAATTCGCCATTAGCCCGCCGCATATTCCAGTTCGCTCGCAAAATCTTGAGCGCTATTCATATAAGTTGGGTAAATCCCACCCGCGTAATAACTTGTCGAGCTGGTTTGGTAGCTGGCAATGTTCTTAGCTGCGCCACCTGGTTGAATTTGTGCACGAGGCGTAGCGCTTTGAACGGACTTAGATTTCACTTGAGTCGCTTCATCATCACCGCCGAAGCCCGGTATCCAATCAATGAGTCCTTTCACTGAGTCCCAAATTCCCGCTAGGCTCTGGGTAATCCAATGGAACACTCCGGAAAAAACTTCCTTAATTGAGTTGGCCATATCACCGATAAAGGCAAATCCACTAGTATCGGTAAAGCCGCTCATGACCCATTGCCAACCTGCCTTGATGAACTCAAACATGGCTCTGAATGGAAGTGTGATTAAAGTGATTGCCCCTTCTAGTACTTGGAACCATGTTGTGTCACCAAACGAGGCTTTCAAATCATCCCAGTAGAAAATCAGCGCACCAACCGCGGCGATTGCGGCAACTACAGCACCAGCAATGAATCCTATTGGGTTCGCCATCATTGCGATATTTGCCGCTAGCATTGCAACGCGAAGCGCTGCCATTCCTTTGGTTAGTAAAAAGTTCACCCCTGTAAACATCTTCATGGTGAGCATATAAGTCGCCATGGCTTGTTTACCGACACCCATCATTAAGGTAAAAGCACCACCTGCTGCTGCTGCACCTAAAATCGCCATAGCAGCAAAACCAATGTACTTGGTCAGGTTCGGGAACATCTCTGTCCATTCAATGATTTCTATCGCACCATCGGCCAAGCTCGAAATCACAGGCAAGAGAGCAGGCAACAACGCCGCACCAAAAGCAGTGCGAACCGCAAACACGCCTTGTTCGAGTCGTTCCCATTGGTCGGTCATCGCTCCAGCCATGTTAATTGCCGTATTTAAGTTACTGGCATCATTTAGGTCTTTGACGCTTGATTGCAGCTCACCCGTTTTACCTATCAAGTCGGTGATAAGCAGCACGGCTTCATCCGAGCCGAAAGCTTGCTTAATCTGGTCAATTTCCAGTGAATCTAAATCACCGAATTGGTTGCGTAGTTTCGACATAATGTCGAACATTGGTAGCATCTTCCCGTTGCTGTCGGTAAACGCCATGCCTAGCTTGTCTTGCGCTTTTACCACACCGCTCATAAAGGCTTTATAACGAGTTCCCGCTTCACTACCAGTCATAGAACCTTGTAGTAGGCCAAGCACTGCCATTTGCTCCTGAATTGCTACGCCGTGAGTTTTACCTAATGCGCCAACACCTTTAAACGCATCCGACATGCCTTGACCCGTGGTTTTGAACATCTCGACAGATTTTGCGGTCATGCCTGCAACTTGTTCAGCCCAGTTGTCTTTACCAATCAGATCGGCTTGGTCTTTAAAAACCGAGTACATGGTACCCATGTAGTTGGTAATGGTGGCCGTATCTGCTTTAGTCGCAGCGGCTAAAATAGCCGAGCTTCTTGTGACACCCGCCAGTTCATCACCTGTCATATCCCCCATAGCAGATTTGATATCATACGAAGCCGCCACAAATTCAGTGGCCGACTTACCGTATTCAACCGAAAACTTCATTGCGGTTTGGGTAAGGTTTTTTAGCTGGTCATCGGCAACACCAAGAGATTTCACTTCACCTAATGCCCTGTCCATCTCAATCGCTGGCATCAAGGCTTGTTGCAATGCAAAGCCAGCACCCACCATGCCTGCCGCGCCTGCCATCATGGTATGAGTACCCTGACGGTAGGTATTGGTGACATCATTCAAATTGCGTTGAATATTGCCCAGAGGTTTAGAAATCTGGTCAATGAGTCCAACTTGAAATCTGAGTGCTTCTGGTAACATCGTGTTCCTTATCAGCTAAACGCCTTGGCAACCCCATTGGCTGTGGCAGCTTGCATGTTTTCCCAATACTGACGCTCTAACCAAATTGCCCTTGCAAGGTTCTCTTCGCTGTCTGTCTCACCCGGCAACCACTTTCGGCGCCAGGTGAGCATTTGTTCGAGCTCGTTGGAGTCCATAGCCCGAACAAGGGCATCTATTTTTTTACTTTGATTTGAAGCTTCGGCGTGTATTCCTTGAGAACTTCACCCACAACTTGGATCGCTGCACCTGGGTTCTCGTTCGTCAGTTCACGGAAGGCTTCTTTGCTTTCTTCTGTAACGGTATTCATCAGAAAGTTATGCGCAGAGTTCACGATTTCACCCTGTGCCAACGCGTTCATGTAGTCGTTGTAGTCCGCTTCTGTTGGAACGAACGTGATATCTGAACCACCGATCACAAGTACAATTTGTTTCTTCATGCTGCTTCTCGCTCTTTTTTATCTAACTTTGCTTCCAGACGGTCGAATCGACTGTCCATAGATGCCTTAATGTCGTCTACGGCTTCCCGTAGTTCGTGCTTAGTGGCGTACTTTTCGGCGACATCACCACGCAGTCGCTCAGTGGCTAGCTCATTGGCATGGATACGACGGTCATGGTCTCGGGCGGTGCTTTGCCCTTTATCCGTTCTGCCGAAAACCACATTGATGATGGCGATAAACAGCGCTATCGTTGCCACAATCGCCGATACCCATGTTGAATCCATCGCTATTCCTTCTGTGGAATTTCTTTCAAGCGTTTGCCTTGTAATGCGTTGATGATGTCGTCCACGGTTTCTTGCATCACATCATTGGTGGTTAAGCCTTTCAGGGTTTCTAATCCCCACACCACTGAGCGTGTAGCAAAACGCTCTAGAATGATTTTCCAACTGATTTGAAATAACAGACCTTTCAGTACTTCCAACAATGTCTTGCCAACGATTCCAGTTAAGAAACTACTCATGCTGCTTCTCCGATTAGGGATTGATATGCCTGCAGGTAATCTTCTGCCGTTGCTTTACCTGCGCTCGTGTTCCAGTACTTCTTCGCGTACCGAGCCAAACCTTCGAGGTCATCGGCATCTGGCAAGGCTTCTGGGAACCGAATTAAATTGAGTCGTGCGGCAGCTACTGCGAACTCTGGAGAGATCACCATGTAACGAGGGTCTAAGTTCTCCACGGGTCCAAACATCGACAATGCATCTAACAAGTGAGGGCGACTCTTCCCTAACCACTCGACAAGCCAATTGAAGGTGGCTGGTTCCATTTGGGTAAAGCCCAATGCAGGACCACGCACTTGTTTTGAGTAAGTAAACTTTCCGGACTCATGGGCAATAATCATCAGGATCAGATTAATCGCCGCTTGAGTGTTCATTGTGCCTTTGCCACCGGATGCCATATCTAGATGGTCAAGGACTGGCTTCATGATTTTCTCAACAAAGAGCTTTGCTAAATTCATCGGGTCATTCGCTCCAATTCGCTTTGACACTGGGTGCAGTAGATGCAACCTGGTACTTTTTGGCGGCGTTCTTCTGGGATTGGGTCGCCACATTCGCCGCATTCATGTGCGCTTTCCCGTTCTTCAATTCGCTTAGCCCTTGCCAATTGGTTGGCAAGCGCCACTTCTGTGAATTGGGTTTCAAGACCGCAGGCATGGTCGATAACATCTGCCATCACGCCTCCTGTTTATTGAGTAAAAAGCTACTGAACCAAATCTTCGATTTCATCCGGACGCAGGTACGGCACACCGTTGATGTGGACAAAGTCAGGGCTTGTCACTTCAAACGGCAGCTTGTGAACCAGAGCACTACCGCCGTTGGCATCCACATCAAGTAGGTCTGAAATTTTGATACGACAACCGAACGCTTCCACTTTCAGCTCATCTTTATCAATTTTGCCGTAGAACAAACCATCAAAATCAGGAAGGCCACGCCAAGAGCCGGCTTGTTTCGCTGCTTTGCTTAACAGGTTGAATTGCTGCGTGGTCAGCTCCATTTCACCACTAGCCTCAACATCCCCGTCGACGTAACCATCTGGCACACCAGAGGTTTTATTTACCGCTGAATTGTCGGTAATGGATAACGTGACTTTTTGAGCTTTGAGCTTGTAGTCACCCAAAGAGAAATGCATGTTCTTGCCAGAAATTCTCATACTCATGGATTACGCCTCCAAATCTGCAGGGTTAGTAAGATCAAGCGCGATGTTGACCACGATGTGTTTCGGGCAGTTATGAGGGCGAACCATCAAACCGATCGACACTTTGGTTTTTGTCATCCACTGAATGGTGACGTCACCATCTTCTGGCGGCATGATTTCACCAGGGAAGGTAATGCCACCAACTTCTGTTGTTTTCGACATATCACGCATGTCTTTGCGGAAGTAAGTACGGTTCAGCTCAATACTCGCTGGCGTTGAGTTAAGAATTCGGTCTGCAATACGTCGAATCGCTTTGATACGTACACGGCGGTTAAGCTTGTGAACCGGACGAACGTACTCGAGGTATTGATAATCGCCGCCTTTGGCTTCCAACGTGGTTGCGTCCGACCAGTACACCCCTTCTAAATCGGCGTACCATTGCGGCAGTGAGTAACGTGCGTCGGCTAGCGTTGCGATGGTGCTCATCTCTAATGCTTTGCCTGCGCTGTCCGTTGGCATGTCACCCAAACTCAAGACTGAGCCAGTTGCGACACGCATCGGGCTGTCTGCTACCGTGACGCTTCGGTCACACAAGCGACCAGCCAACACACCTAGGTTATTGCCGTTAAGCTGAGGAACGGGCGTCACGAGGTTTGCAGAAACATCTTTCACCAGGTCAAGCATGACGGTTTCGTACTCTGCCCACGTTTGGCCTGTATCCGGGTCTGAATCAATACCCGCACAAGCTGCGAGGAAGAACACCCAACGGCCAAGTTTGCTGGTCAGCTCGGTTGCTTTCGACTGCATATCATCAAACTGAGTTTTGACGGTGACTGGGTCACAAATGGCGATGCCTTCAAATGAGTCGGTCAGGTTCGCCAAATCAACAGCGTCTTGCCAGGTATCATCTACAGCTAAGCCGACAATCGCACCCGTCCAGTTTTGTTTGCCGTTAAGCTGGGCGGCTTTCACGTTCAGACCAAGCGCATCATCGGCGACAACTTCGTCAAGGTTGGTCATGTTATTAATGCGGGTCACTTTGCCTTGCAGTTCTACCTGGTCAGTGCGCCCGATGAAAAGCACGTGACGTTCTATCTCAGGGATACCGCCTTGTGCCAAATTGAGATTGTTAACCTCTACCTTTCCGGTTGCCATTGGTTATTTCCTCTGTTTTGCCTGCTCAAATATCTTGATGAGCTGGCGATTCACTTCACGTTCTTTACTACCGAGAATCTGACGCTCTGCTAATGGAATATCCCAACTGGTGATATTTGGCTGATTAGAGAGTTCTCGAATAAGTTGTCCTGCTTGTCCGTGGGTAATGGTTGCCATCAACTCACGTAAACTGGGTTTCTTTCGTCCTTTGCCGCTTTTTCTCGGTACCGTGTAACCCAGTTCTCTTAGCTTTCTCGCTTGCCCTTTGGTACAAGGCGCTGAGTAATCCGGTTTGCCCCATCGTTTTTGCATTTGGCGCTTGGTCATTTTTTGCTTTTGACCAACGTGGTGCCTTGCTGCGATTTTGGCGGTTAACTTGTTACTCCAAGTCAAATCAAGCTGGTTGGCGTTTCTCACATAAGGCGTTAAACCCTTTGCCATCCGCTTTAAAACTTTGCCTTTCTTCTTTCCTTTCCTTGGCTGTAGTGCACTTCCGTTAATGTCTTTTTGGGAGCTAATGCGTTTTCGTGTATTAGCCTTTTCCCAACGGCCAAGGGTTTTCAGTATCCAGACTCGCTTTTTAGGTGGCAGGGCCAGCATGGCCAGCTTTTCCTGCATGTTGAGCACATCGCGCTCATTGACCTTAATTTGCGGCTTCATTCACCAACTCCGCTTCTTCTGCGGTATAGATTTCAACGTCCTGTACTCGGTAGGTTTCCCCTCGCCAAGTAATCATTCCCGCTGGGTCAGGGATCAGCTCAATCGGCTCAATCATTTCCAGCTCAATGGCAACGTCCGCCACTTCACTGCTGATCACATCAACAGAAAGGTCTGGGTCGCCTAACTCATCTTCATTACGAGTAACGTCGTAATCGCTCAGCCAACAGGCAACCAGAGCAAGCAGACAACGAGGGTCCAGAAGTCGATGCGGAAACTCTTCAATGCTGATCACGGCGTTGTACTTCCAGTTACAAACGATGTAACCGCCGTTCCCTCGGTCTTCACCGTTTGGCACGATGGAGCCGTTTTCCTGCCAAGCGTCGATTTTGTTATCGAGCACATTGGAATTCAGGTGACTGACGATGTAATCCGTCAGGTGTTCCAGCTTGGTTTTGTTGTAAGTGGTTTCGCTCATATCGAGTCAATCCCATTCGCACTGCGGCCAAGTAGCGCACGCACATCTTTGTTACTCTGGGCGAGAAAACGTGCCTCTTGTTCCGGTTCATCCGTTGCCACGCTTTCGCCTTCTTTTCGGCGGTCTTGAGTCGCAAACTCTTTCATCAGTTCGGCGTGAGCCCGACCATAAACCGCACGTTTGTAGAGCATGATTTTCGGATTGCTCAGCACTGGCTTTTCGCCATCTACAATCAGGCTTTCCAGTCGCTCTTGAATATTTAGCGCGGCGATGGTCACCGCGTAGTTCAAAGAGTCGTTATCAAACGTATGGGGAACACGGCGTATACTGCGGAATTCATCCGTGGATAAATCCGGCCATCCTTCACCAGGTATGGCGATATCGACTGCGCTGTTAACATTTCCGCCAAAACTCATCGTTCAGAACTCGCTATTTGATGAAGAGTGATCATGACTACCGATGAGATAATCGCAGCAATCAACCAAACCCCACCCGTAATCCAATAGCCAAAGTAGATAAACGTGCAGCCAATTAACGACACCAACCAAGACTGCAATTTACCTTGCCAAGGTTTTCTACCTGCCTTCTTGAGTCGTTCCGCGAGTTCTTTAAGTTTCTCATCATCAAATAACGCGAAACCCATGCAAATTATTAAGGCTCCATGAAGCCAAGCAGCAACCAACAGCAGGTTGATGACTCCATCACTGATGTAACCCAATTGTTGAGTGACTAACGCTGTGATAACCAGCGCGAGAGTAATCATCCATCTAACCAAGTTCTTCATACTTAATCCTTGCTGTTGATTTAAATTAGGGCGCCTCTAGCCACTGGGTCGACGGTATCGAGTTAGCCTATTGGCTTCTCTTACCTCACCAGCCGAGGCGCGGTGGCGTAGGAGTCTTTACAACTTGCCTTCCTGAATAGCGCGGATGCGCATATCAATCTGGTCAATTTTGGTTTTGACACCGATTTTGTTGTGTTTTTCGTGGGCTTTGAGCAGAAACGCTTTGGCCTTTTCCAGCTTCTCAACATTGCCCAGTTGGCTCGGTTGTGGTTCGCCCTTTTCGTTCAGCAGCAATCCGTAACCAGCAAACTTGTACCATTTGGCTTCTAGCTGCTCTGGCAGCTTCCATTCCTGATCTATTTTCTTGAATACTTGTGAGAAGTACGGTTCAACCGATTGGCCATTGGCCAGTTGTGTATCAGCCCAATCCAGAACAAAATCGGCACATACAATCGCCCAACTTGAGCGTTTGAAGTTTTCCGGTGTTGGCAAGTCCAGCTCAATGGCTTTGAACAACCACTCAATGGCGGTATCTAATTCCCCGGTATCGAACAGCCACACAATCAGGTCAGTAAAAATAGGGTTCTGATAGCTTTCACCCGCTGCTAGGTACTTTTCTGCCATCGGTTTGTATTTAGGGATCAGTACGTCACGCTTGTAGTTCACTTTCTCTGCGATTTGTACAAAGCCTTTGAGCTTGAGCTTTTCCTGCTCGAACTCGATGAGCTGCAGGTGCAAGCTGTCGGTATCTACACCGGAAACGGCTTCCGGTGCAGACTGGTTAGCTTGCTGTTCAATGAGCTTTCGGCGCTGTTTTGCTAAAGGGCTAACCATGCATTACTCCTTAAGCTGCAGGCTCAACAACGGTGACCGCTTCAATCGCAGCGAACTTGTTCAGGTTGCCGATTGCATAGCCTTCCATACGGATATGGTTTTGCTTGAATCGAAGGTTATCTTCGTCATTCTTCTGCTTGCGCCACTGAGTACCTTCTTGTGTTAGTACTTGCAGGTTCTTAGTGTTGGTGACCCAAACCATATCTGCAGGGAAGAAAGGCGGCGTATAAGCCTGTTTACCTGCAATGGTTTTGGCTAACTGCTGCGCAGCTTTGTGTTCCGTTGGCGTGTTTGCCGCTTCCAGCAAACGGTGCTGTTCGGCAGCGACCAGGTTAGAACCAACCATCACGACCAAGTCAGGGTCTTGACGGTGCTCCGGTGCAATCGTGGTATTGATCAGGTCTTGAACCAACGAATCTAGGTTCTTGTAGGAATCCGCGGTTGCGCCTGTTGGGTCGAGTTGCGCAGAGGCTAGGACTTGGCTCGCTTTCTTCTCTTTCGCGATCGTCAGCCAGCCTTTGTTGACATCCTGACCAAGCGGATTAGCCACTGGGTCTGTTACCGCTGCAGCCGATGTACCATTGAAACCTACGCGCAGAATATCGAGAGCGAATCGGCGCGAGATAGCATTTTGCATCATCTTCAACCATTCATTTTTTGAGCCTGAGTTAGCCCATTGAGTCATGGTTTCCCAAAGAATGTGCGCGCCCGAGTCAGTTTTGACCAGTTCGTATGTGTTACCGCTTTGGCCAACTTCTACGCTAAAGCGCTCATTGTTGCCGCGGCCTGTTGATAGACCATCGTTACCGACATCAACAACCTGGCCTTTGATTTGCTGTACAGGCAGTAAAGCGATCATGCCTAAGAAGGAGTCAGACTGCATAATTGCCTGGCGCAACTTAGTTTCCATTGGCGGCGTAAGGCTAAACATGCTTTGACCTGCTGACGCGCCCGCACTCGTCAACATTGTTGCAGAGAACTCTTGTAAGTATTGAGTTGAAATCGCATTCAGCATTACATCATGTCCTTAATTGAGAATTTATCGTCAGCACCAGAACCGTCTGGTTCTTGCCCCGGAACTTCTTTTGAAAGTTCAGCGAATTGGTTTTCGAGACCGTTCACTTTTTCAGTTAACGGTTTTAGCTTTTCGTCCAGAGTGGCAGAGAACTGCTCAACGGTTGTGCCCTGCTCTTCTGTCTCTGGTGTTTCTGGTTCGCCTTGCAAGTTGAACTCTTCTTTCAGTTCTTGCTTGAACTCGCCTTTGAATGCAGCAAACTGTTCTTTTAGTGCTGCTTTAAGTTGCTCTTCAGTCACTTCGGTATCCTCGTCTATTGATGGAGTTTCTGGCACTTCATCGCCAGAAGAGAAAAATTCATTGAATGCCGCGAAAAAGCGGTCTTTGCGCGTGAAGCACTCGGAAAAATCGACTTCTTCCAATACACTGCACTCTAATTCGGTGGTTTCACCTGATTTACGAGAGAATTGAAGGCGCGATGTACCTGTGGAGGCTGGGGAGTCAGTCGCAGCTAGGCCCATTAAATAGCAACGCCCTTCACCCTTGTAATCGGGATTTGGCTCGATGGATGTGAACAGCTTTTGCTTTTTGCGGTTGGCTTCCAGCATGTATTCGTTTGGCTCAAGCTTCGCGAACAGACGTAATTTGCCGTCTTCTTCTTCCGCTTTAAGCTCAACAACATTGCCCCAGTTTTCACCGTAACCGTAGAATCGGCGGTGTTCTGGCCAGATTAGCGCGGTGTACTCTTTCGGGTCATAGCTTGCCGCCATTTGCTCAATCCAATCGCGGGTAATTTTGCGCCCGTCTACGGTTGGCCCCTCAGTAGCAATGATTTTCCAGTCACTAATCTTTGGCATTTTGGTACTCAAACTTGTCATTCACATATCGGTGTGAGCAAACAATACGCCTTTGAATAACGGCTTTCAGCCACTTCATTTCCTAAGAATTCGGATTTAGCCAAAATCCGAATTTATCCGAATTTTAGTTAGTCATTTGCGAGTTTTCGGCGCGTATGATGCAGCTATGGCATATTCAGACGAAATAAGAGAAGCCGCGAAAAAGCTCTATTTACGCGGTGTTCCTCCGAAAGAAATTGCAGCGCAACTGAACCTTAATAGTGAGCGCATCCTTTATACCTGGGCGGAGAAATTCGGCTGGGCTTTGTTGCTGAATGAACTTTCTGTTGAGGAAATGATTAACCGCCGTCTTGCGGTGCTGATAGATAAGGATGAGAAAACCGATCAGCAGCTCAAGGAAATGGACAAGCTTATCGATCACCACGTTAAGCTGCTAAAAGCTCACGCTGATGCAAAAGCCAAAGCAGAGCGACACCTTTCGCAAGGCAGCTCACCAAAGAGTGATGATGACTCATCAAAACAAAGCAGCAATAACGGCAACCGTAAAAGTAGCCGGAAGAAAAACAGCATTGAGCACCTGACAGAAGATGACTTTAAAGGCTGGCACGAATCCCTGTTCGAATACCAGCACACGATGCGTAACAACATCAAACAGCGTATTCGTAATATTCTGAAGTCTCGCCAGATTGGTGCTACCTACTATTTCAGTGGTGAAGCCTTAGAAGATGCGATTCTTACTGGTGACAACCAAATCTTTCTTTCTGCATCACGCGCACAGGCTGAGGTTTTCCGCAGCTACATCATTGCGATTGGTAAAGAGTTCTTAGACATCGAGTTAACCGGCAACCCGATTATTCTTTCCAATGGTGCCGAACTGCGCTTTTTGTCCACGAACAGCAAAACCGCGCAGAGTTACCACGGCCACGTTTATGTCGATGAATATTTCTGGATACCTAAGTTCGATGAGCTGAACAAACTTGCTTCGGCAATGGCAACACATAAGAAGTGGCGCAAAACCTACTTTTCTACGCCATCGTCAAAAATGCACCAGGCTTACCCGTTCTGGACTGGCGACCAGTGGCGTAAAGGCAAAGACTCTCGCGCCCATGTTGAATTCCCGACTTTTGATGAATTCCGAGACGGTGGCCGACTCTGTCCAGACAAACAGTGGCGTTATGTTGTCACCATTGAAGATGCCGCGAATGGTGGCTGTGACCTATTCGACATTGACGAACTGCGCGAAGAATACAGTGATGACGACTTCAAAAATCTGTTTATGTGTGTGTTTGTCGATGGCTCGCTGTCTGTCTTCAAATTCTCTGACCTCGAAAAAGGCATGGTGGATGCTGCTCACTGGCAGGACTACAAACCAAATAACAAACGACCTTTTGCCAATCGCGAAGTTTGGTTGGGTTACGACCCAAGCCGAACCCGAGACAATGCCTGCTTGGTGGTTGTCGCTCCGCCTGTCGTCGCGGGTGAAAAATTCCGTGTGCTCGAGAAGCACTATTGGAAAGGGCTTAACTTCCAATATCACGTTGCGGAAATAGACAAAGTATTTCAGCGCTACAAAGTGACTTACATCGGGGTCGACACCACGGGCATTGGCGGCGGTGTTTGGGACTTAATTTCGAAGAAATACCCACGTGAAGCTCACGCCATCCACTACAGCAACGAAAACAAGAACCGTCTGGTCATGAAGATGATTGATGTAGTAGAAGCCAAACGCCTGCAGTTCGATGCCGAACATAAAGACATTGCCATGGCGTTTATGGCGATTAAGCGCGTCCCAACCGCCAGCGGTAACGCCATGACCTTTAAAGCCGAACGCAGTGAAACGACCGGACACGCCGATGCATTCTGGGCGATTTCTCACGCCGTATCTAACGAACCGTTAGATCACTCAACACCAACTAAATCAACCTGGGCCACTGCAGCATGACCGAACAAACCACAACTTTAGTCAAACAAGAAGAACACGCGCCAGAGTCGGTCTATCACATCGACTCCTCACCAGAGTCCATCGACTCAAACAGTTGGATGACCACCTATTCAGATTTGTTCTACAACGATGCTGATAACTATTGGGAACCTCCGATTTCACGCAGTGGCTTAGCGGATATTGCTCGTGCCAACGCCTATCATGGTTCACTGTTGATAGCTCGTGCTAATTATGTAGCCGGACGCTTCCAAAGTGGAGGCGCTACCCGCCGCCGACATATTCAAGCTTTTTGCCGTGATTACTTCACCTTTGGTGATGCTGCTTTTCTTAAAATTCGCGATGGTTTCAAACGTGTGGTTCGCTTGCATCCATTACCTGGTATGTACCTGCGCCGACGCAAAAACGGCAATTTCGTCATTCTTGAACGCGACAACCAGCAACGTGAATATCGCAAGGAAGATGTTATTTTCTTGCCTCAGTACGACCCGCAGCAGCAAATCTACGGTTTGGCTGATTATCTTGGCAGCATTCAGAGCAGCTTGCTGAATAAAGACGCGACCTTGTTCCGCCGTCGCTACTACAAGAACGGCGCGCACATGGGATTTATCTTCTACGCCACCGACCCAAACCTTAGTGAAGAAGATGAAGAAATGTTGAAGCAGAAGATCGCCAGCTCTAAAGGCGTGGGTAACTTCCGCAGTATGTTTGTGAACATCCCGAATGGTAAAGAGAAAGGGATTCAATTGATTCCTGTTGGTGATATCGCCACCAAAGATGAGTTTGAGCGCATCAAAAATATTACCGCGCAGGACATTCTCGTCGGCCACCGCTTCCCGGTGGGTAAAGCCGGAATTATTCCGCAGGGCACGACCAGTTTAGGCGACCCAACGAAGATAGGCAGTGAGTATGCCAAGGATGAGATCATCCCGGTTTGTGAGCTGATTATGGATGAGGTGAACTCGGACCCAGAGGTACCTAAACATTTGCGGCTTAATTTCAATTTAATACATGGAGATACGGCCTAAACCCCTCTCCAAAACTGTATAAAAAACCAGCCTTTTGGCGTATGATTATCAAGTCAGTCAATAAGCTAGGTGTTTTATATGAGAGTGTTGTGCCCGGAGTGTGGTAGCAAAAGCCGAATCCAAAAATCCAACCGCTTAACCAACAGTCATTCAGATTTGTATTGCAGCTGCAGTGACCCAGAATGTGGACACACATTTGTGATGAATTTGTCCTATAGCCATACATTGAGCCCATCAGCAAAAACGACAAGCCAACTGGCTTTCAACCTAGTGAAAGCGTTGCCGCCAGAACAGCGGCAATCACTCAAGCAACAGCTTGCGATGTTATAAAGAAAATACCGGACTATCTACTTCCGCAGCCATTTGGATTATCGACTGAATGGCTTGCCTCTTCTTCTCGTCGATTTCTCCCTGGTAGTTCGCCAGCACCATGTTCATCATCTTTACACCCATCGCTATCATTTCCGGCTTTGCATTTGCCACTGCTATTCCATCAATAATGATGTCTAACGCTTGTTGTAATTCATTCTCATTTTTCAACAACATAGCACCCCCTAACCACTGAACTCGGAAATAATACTGTATATCCATACAGGTTTCTACAGTAGTTTTTAGACATAATTCACTCATTAAGAATTTTCCTTTGTTACTTCGAGTTAATAGAAATCACGCTGCTACATCATTAAAACAGGCGGTAAAGCATTTCCTAAACGGACAAATGCGTTGTCTACCAAACCAAGCTAACTTAGGTTCCAGATCGCGCAAGGCCTTAGAAAGTTGATGCGAATCACAAAAACAATCTAGAAATCGAGCTTGCGGAATTGGACGTCCGTGTTAATGGCGCAGCTATGCTTAATTGAAAAAATTCATATGGGGAATTTTGGAAGGAGTGTGTATTTATAGTTGCGGTTTTGATGGCGTGTGTCAATCCAGGTTCCCTAGACTCTCGCTTAGGTTTAAACGTTTTTAAATTTTTAAAATTTATTTAAACGGTGTTTAAACATGGTTTAAACGCCGTTTAAATTTCGATGATTTATTACACTTTATGATTACCAATAAAATCAATGAGTTACCATTTTACCGTAATTTATCGAAAGTATTTTGTTTAAAAGTGACTTTGATCACATTTGATTTCTATGCAGCCCGCTGATTGAGACCGATTCTAGTGTTTGCCTCTACCAACGCCTGAGCTACTGGAGGACACACAGCATTGCCACATCTAGCTACTTGGCTGGCTTTAGATAACTTCTTGCCCTCACTGCTATGCGAAATTTTATAGTCTTCAGGGAAACCTTGTGCTGCAAATAGCTCATGTGGTTCTAACATGCGCATGCCAATATCGACTATCTGATATTCCTCGCCTCTAACGGTCACTAAACCAAAACGGTCTTTTGTCGTCACGGTACCTATTGGGCTATCGCATGGCTCACCATAGCTTGTGCCGTAGTACTTGAGTAGAAATGCTCTTACCTCACCGATATGAAAACCACCGGCAGAAATAGTATGTACTGGTTCATCGGTTCCGTGACCAATATTCGTTCCACGCATTTTTACCATATGACTGGTTACCAGAGCATTGTGATCAGTGGTCGTAACTGTGTGCAACGGTTCCTCAATATCTGAGCCACTTACACCCGTAAAGTGCTTGGCTATAAATGCCGTCACCAGAGCGAAATGACCGCCTTTGACTTGTGCACATATGGTTCTCAAAGGTTCATCAGCAGGCATGTTGCGTTGACTTGATGCGTTCGCACATTCTGTAACGAACGGAGTTACGCAACTCTCTGGAACAACAAAAGGCGAATTAGCAGATAAGACAAACTTATCTAAACCTTTCGCTATCCTTTCCATTGTCTTTTCCGCTAACGGTCTTTTTCGGTTGAAGATAGATTTTACTGGAATTGACCAATCAATAATGTCGGCTGCTGACGCATAAGGTTTTAAACCACTTCCACTCGGTCCATGAGTTTTAGCCGGCCACTCGATTGCTTGTCCATCATTACGCGCAACCATAAAGAAACGCTTCCTCGTCGTCGGTGCTCCATAGTCACACGCGTGAAGCACATTGAAATCCAGTGTGTAACCCAGTCCAGACTGCAATTTATCGTAATGTGGAAAATCATCACCAAGTGCTGCTTTAATTTCTTCCCATGCTGGGTGGTCTTCACTCAAACCATCCGTCAGCACTTTCACGAACGCTTCAAAAGTCTCCCCTTTACGATCAGGACATGGCTTGAATTTTCCGTTTTCAGTTTCAACAACTGGTCCCCATGTCATGAACTCTTCGACATTTTCCAGCATCATCATTCGGACTGGCACCAGTGCTGCCCAACGAACGGCTACCCAAGCCAATCCGCGAATATTCTTGTCTACCGGACGATTTCCTTTAGCTTTAGAGAAGTGCTTACAGTCAGGTGAAAACCATGCTAAACCTACTGGTCTGCCTAAACATGCTTCAACTGGATCAACGTCCCACACCGATTCACAGTAATGTTTCGTCTCTGGGTGGTTTACTCGATGCATATCAATGGCAGCAGGATCATGATTAATGGCAATGTCCACATGACGATTTAAACCCAGCTCCATACCAGTGGAAGCACCGCCACCACCTGCAAAGTTATCTACTACGATTTCACCTGGTAATATCATATTAACGGCTCCCTATATTAGAAAGTGCGGCGAAAAGTGCAGCGCCTTGAGCTTTCACGGCCAACCTGTTTTCTTGCTCTGAGGTTAAGTTTTTCAACACTAAAAGCCGTTCATAGTCTGAAAGTGACATACCGTTAATAAAGTCTTTTAATGTTACCTGGCACAATTCGACAAGCTCTTCATCTAATGCAATATTCTTGTTTTCCATTCTTAACTCCTACGCTAACGGCCAGTCGTCCCCATCTGGGAAGAACGACAGGTCTGGTTGTTGATACTCTTGCTGTTCTGGTTGGGTGAATACCTTGTCCCAACCTTCGAAATCCATCCATTTCAGATCATCTGCAGGTGCACGGCTTACTTCGACCAGCTGTGCCGGACGTATATTGCCGTGTTCGTCTACCTCCGCAGGGCGGATTTGAATACTGGTTGCATCGTCAATGCGAATTGAACTGCCTTTTAGCAGTGCGGCCAGTGCCGTTTCATCAATATTTGGCGGGTTATTCGCCCGACTATTCACCGGGTCTAAAATTCGGGTTAGCTGATCGCTGACCTGTACCTCGCGATGCTCCGTACAGTTATTGACAGAACTCCGAGAGGAGCCAGAGGCTCCAATAGCGGTCGCTGCGCTCCCTTGGGTGATCGCTTCAGCTTCTTCGATAACCTTTGATTTCTTCTGAATCGTCCAAACCTTAGTGCGAGTTTTAACGACCGCTTCTGGTGTTTCAAAACCTTCCACCTTGCGTACGTCTTCACCGTGAGGTGATGCGAATGGAAGTACCTGATATGAGTTGGTGATCAGCAAATCTTCGCGCTTAACGAATGGTCCACCCTGCCCCATGATGTAACCTTGCCAGTTGCCATGATCTGCGGCTTTCATCGTGTCTACGATGCAAGCTTCATCAGACTGGATTCGTGCCTGGTAGTTTTTACCGATCACTTCCACCAACTCTTTGTTGGTTAGCAGGCGATCAGGTTTGACCGGGCCAACGACATGGCGTTGTAGCATGTGGTACATATCTAACAGGTCAGCGCGTTCTTGCATGAACACGTATTCCATAAAGGCTTTTTTGTTTTGGCTTGCGAATCGACGCAGCTCACGGTAAGTCGTAACCGGTGCACCACCGAAGAATTGAAACTGGCGAATCGCCCAGCGGCTTTTCCAAGCGCTGACGTTCTTGGCCATGTCTTTAACGGATTTGCCTGTTTCGTCAGAAACTTCATCGTCCATAGCAAAGCCGTCGATATTCTTAGAAATGTATTTAGCGATGTATCCCGTAGCTGTGCCTTTCTCTGGGTCGATATAGCCAAAGTCACAACGTGGGCGGTAATCCATAGGACCAACATAAGTACACTTACGAAATGGCTTTTGCTTTTCCTTTTCGTATTGCGGGTGCAGTTCTGCACGGTCTTCTTTGGTAGCGTATGAAATAAAGATGTCACGCACTTGCGTCACTTCTTCCGGTTTTACCCAGATCAGCAAATGCCAGTGAGGTGTTCCATCGTGATGAGGCTCAGCAACGCGAACACCAAACCAACGAATTTCTTCACGGCCTAACTTGGCGCGAATACGCTGCCAAGCATTGTTTAAGTATGCTTGCGCCTCTCGTGGGCTAGCACCGTTCCAATGCTCAATGAAACCGCCTTTCTTATAGGAGTTGTGGTATTTAGATGGCGTGGTTAACGTTAGGAACAAACCTTGTAAACCAAGCTCATTGCCGATGTTTTCACAACCGCGACAACGCACCATCAACTCATGACGACGAATGGCTGGGTTAGACACGCTTTTCAGAACCATTTCGGACAGGTCTGCTTTTTCTTCGGTTTCTTCGTCGAAAAGTTCACACTGCTTGATGTATTCCCAATTACGCTTTTGTTGCTCTTGGTGCTCACGAACACAATCCCAAGACGCATAAGCAGAGGCTTTTGAAGATACTTGCCCCATGGCAATCGCTAGGTGTTCACGCATAATTTTTCGCGCCTTCACCAAACGACCAAGCCACCACTTCTCGCTAATCATGCGAGAGATATCTTGCAGAGCAGACAACTCATTTTGCTTTTTGTATTTACATGGTGGCTTAATGCCGAATTCGGAAGTGAAAGCAGCTAGCTGATGATAACCCTCAACAATAGGGCAGAACGTTTTGTCCTTTTCCAGTTCAGCTTCGGTAATACTTGCCAACTTAGAAGAGATAATTTGGAAACGAGCATTCATGATTTTGCCAATCTTGAACGCCATTTCTTTGAGTTCGTCTTGTTCTAGTTCTGCCAAGATACGGCTTTTTACTGGCTTGCGGTTTTTCTCCGCCTTGTCGAAATCAAAGCGAAGTTGAGGTTTTGCTATCTCTGGGTGTGCAGACGTAAAGTCACTTTGGTCAGTGTTATCTAATTCTTCACTGAGCAAAGAAACCTTTTGGGTTGTTGGTAGCTTTTTGTATTTGCGTAAAACTATAACGGCGCGATCAGCAGCTGGCCCCATTCGTTCACGCAAAAAGATGTTTGCTTCTCTGCGACCTTTCTTTTCGAAAACAGAAATGTAGCGAGTCACAAAGTACTTAGTTAAGTAATCTGGCAGACCTTGGATTTTGCCTTTCGTCCACTCAAAATCATCTGGGTTTGCTTCAAACAGTTTACGTTCGAGCACGCTCAGGTCGTCAGGTTCTTGCGACTCATCAAAACGTCTTGCACCAAAGCAAGCATCCGCTAGTGTTTTTGGCACTTGCGGAAAAACGTGCAAGCTTCCCCAACTTTGACAAGCCAGAGAAGCAGCACGTTTGTAGTCATGGTCAAAACCGAACTTATCCAAGTCTAATAGTTCGATTTCAGTGGGTTCGGTTAGCGATTTCAATGTGTTAATCTCAAAAAATACAATTACAAAGGCTGGAATATATGAAAACTACACTTCTGAACGACTCATTTAATCTCAACTACTTTGATGGACTAGTTGAAGATTTCATCGAAGACAACTCAGATTCGGTTGGCGGTAAAGAAATGACAATCGCTATCCTCCCGCCAATAGAACCAAAGAAATATCTCAATCCTATTCGCCCATATAGAACGATTACTACTACCGGATTAAATGAATTCGTATCAATAACCAACTTCCTCGAAGAGCTAGAGCTGCTTTGCATCAATAAAAACTCTGACTCAGTTGATGGATTCGATTGCGTATTCATAATTCCCGAAGAAGAGTTCTATGATTTATATCCAGAAAATGATCCTGACTATGAACAAAAAATAGAAGCAGTTAGAGCTATGTTCAGGAAGTAGATTTACTGCTTTGCCTTCTTGACTGCTGCAATTTGTTGTTTAACAGCAGTGATAGAAGGCAAATCCCCTTCTTTGATTTGTTTTCGGATATATTTTTTTGCATAAGACGTTAACTTCTTCATACCGCCTCCAATTCCTGAGTCGTAACCAACATAAAGCCACCTTTACCGTTTCCTTTGCTCAACACACCTTTGGTTAGGTGAGTACAACTAAGAGAAATGCATGCCTGCTCGATTGCCTGATCTAGTGATTCGAAGTCGCCAACCATTACATTGGCAACTTCTTGAGTGTCTTCATGGCGAACAACGCCACCATCTGGACAAAGCATGATTGCTGCATATTCCATTTGCTCTTTACTCCTTAACCAAAATAATGCAATCGTCTGTTTCAATAGCTCCGGTGATAACCGTGCCATCTTCAGTTCTGAGTAAACCTAATTCTTCGGCCTGTTGGATAGCGTCACGTAGTGATTCAACAACGCTCGGTTTCTTCGTTGCTTTGGCGTTGGCCAGTGCATTGTTGTATTGAGCTGTATCAACCCAAACGATAAGAGCGGTCTTTTTGCCGTCCGCTAGTTCGGTGGCACCAAGACCATCGGTTTTGAATTTGATTGTGGTGCGTCCTTTGTTGTATTGGGCGGAGTCCATACACTGGTGAAGTGCTTGAACCGCTACGTTCTCGTCACCGATTTCATTAAGTAATTGAGTAAGTGATGCCATATCAAATTGCCTCCAACGTTGCGTAGCCATGCAGAGGTTCACAGTCGCGCCACCACATTTGCATGGTTGCGTTTTGGCTAGTGCTTTTAGTACTTGCAGAGATAAAGAAAAGTGCGCGGATGGCTCCAAGCGCTTGATGATGTGTTGGACCGTCGGTTGATTGGTTGAATACAACAACCCAGTAAACCCACCATGCAGTGATAAAGTCTTCAAGGCACAAACCTTGTTCTGTGCCGTTTACGTTCACCAACATTGCACGAGTAGAATCAAGCTCTAACATCACGCCTTGGCTTGATTCAACTGGGTTGAAAACACGGATAAATTGCTCGATTTTGCGAGAAGTAAAACCTTCGCAACGAAGACCAAACTCTAAGTCTTTGCGGTAGATAGTTAGGATGCTCATGCTGCCACCTCCGCTTTAGCTTCGGCTTGTTCATGCGCTTCAATGATTAGTTCTGTTACGTTGCTCTCAATATGCAGTAACACTTGAAGTGCATCGACTGCAGTTAAATCAACCTCAGCCATAAATAACCCAGTGTTAGCTTCATTTCCCAGACCATAAACTTGAACTTCAAACATGCTGTATGCAGCACGAAACTCAGTAAATACAAGTAGTACGTCCGTATTCGCCATTGCCAAAACATTAATGGCATGAACGATGTCATAAACTTCACGCTTTTCGATTGCTTCCAATACGCAACGTGCGTTGTCGGCAATTTGCTCTGCTGTATTTTCCGGTTGGTCAGAGAAATCCGCTCTAACGGTGACCATGTGCTTTGGAAGCAAACAACTTAGTGCATACACAAGACTACGCTGGTTGCTCATTGTTAGGTCGTGCATTTGGCGAGATTGGCGAAGCATTTCAACAGCTTCGGTATGTAGTTCTTGTGCTTGTTTAAGTTCGGTATTCATCTTCTATGCTCCTACGCTAAGACGAAAAAAAGGCCCCCATCCTTAATAGATACAGCGGGGGCAAAGGCTGGCTTGGTGATTAATGGGTGTTACTGAATTGATAGTGCTTGAGGCGACGAACATCGCCGACATTGCGATCAAATAACGTTGCGATTTCTTTAATTTGTTGCATGCCGTTGCGGATTTTGTGTAGTTCCAAATCGTTAAAGCTATCGAACTCACGGACGTGCTCCGAAGCTTTAAGATCTCCGGCAATCAATACCATGCCGCGAAAACGAGGTGGCATACCGTCCCACAATTCTTTTAACTTACTGCGTGTAGCAGAACCGTTGAAAAGCGCTTTGCAAGCGGCAATGCTCTCGTTTGCGTTTGGTGCTTGTTGCAATTGTTCTTGTTGAATAGCTAACTGACTCATTGGTTCTCCTTAGGCTAAACCCGGAAGTGGTGCACCGTTGGCTAGGAAATCTGTGCCCATTTGCATGAGTGGCTGTAAGCCCGTAGTGCGGTTCTCTAGATCGGAAATCATCAAAACAAGGTTGCCAAGTGCAGCGTGCGCTTTGGCTAAGGTCTTGTTTTTGGTTGAACGCGGCAGGCGCTCTGCGGTGCACATTTGCATTGCATCGCCAGAAAGCTCGCCGCTTAGCGCGTTGTTGAGTAGCGTGCGCTCTATGAAGTTTTTCTGTTCTGATTCCTGTGGCAGCGCCACGGTCACGGTGCCTAAGTTGCTATAAAGAACGTTATGGATTGAGTAGTCGCCGGAGTGATAACACAACCAGGCTAACTCGATGGCGTATAGCTTGTGCGGCTGCTCTGGGTTGAGCTTGTTGCGCAGCATGGTTTCGCCCATGTCCATCTTTCTGGCTAACCCTGCCATGTTGTGATTGGTTGCAAATGCGCAGCACGCCTCGTCAAACGCGTTTTGTTTGGCCTCACGTAATCTGCACATGGCGATGTTTGCGTCCATGTTTGACAATCCTTATAGCAACGTTGGAATGCAAATGACTGCCCAGGCGAATAAATGAAGCCAAAGCGGGCAGTAAGTTTTGGTTGGAATCAGAGAGGAAACGCGCATGACTTATCCTAACTTTGCAAGCGCTTCGCGGGCGGCTATCTCATTCATTGCAATGAGGTTTACCAGCGGCTTTTCTTTTGGGGCTCTTTTTTCTTGGATGATGATGCGGCCTTTACGGACGTAGTCTCGAATCGTTTCAAGCTTTAGGCCAGTGATGCGTGAGTATTCTTCAAACGTCACAAATGGCACGGGTAATACTGGGTTGTATGACAACATGGTGGTATCCTACTTAGTTGATTTAATGACATTTCACTGTACTCACGATTATTCGCACTAATCATGAGATGCGACAATCTTAGATCCACTTTAGTATCCATGTAAAGACATAAAAGTGGATTTAGAATAAAAACATGGTTTAGGTCTACATATATGGACAAGATTCCACCATTCGATTACCTGAAAGGTGAAGCTTTTACAGATAAATTAAAAGAAGTCACTGGATGTAAAACACTTTTAGAGATGTCGGAACGCTTTGATGTACCCAAAGCTACATTTAGTGCTTGGAATACACATGAAAGGACATCTCACGAGCTGATGGTTCGGCTTCATCTTGCTTTGGGTGTTCCTATTGAAGAGTTGGCGTTAAAGCCGGAAGACCGAGATAAAGTAAGAAGCAGTGACGCAGCAAAAAAAGCGGCGACTTATCATAGCGCTGAGCGTTTGGAAAACCCGCAGCACGGCTCGGTCATCATAAAAAGCTACTGCTTAACGAATGGAAAGCTGCTAGCTACAGGCGATGTTCCCTACGCTATGCGTAGAATGAATAGCTTTAATTTAGATGCTCCACACACGATTGAAGTGGAAACAAACGAGGCTGTATATCTAGTTGACCAAGGCTCGGCAAATCCGGTTTCAGGAAAATACTTGATTGATATCGATGGCACTTTGTCGATCAACCACATCCAACGTTTACCAGGTAAAAAGCTTGCAGTGGTATTTGGAGACAGCACTGTTGATGTCGCAGAAGAAGACATCAAAGTGCTTGGCCGCGTAGCGGTGACTTTGAAGAAAGATTAATTAATAAAAATTGGCTAGGAAATAAATATGGATATTACCAGTGACTTAATTTGCACTTATTTTAGTCAACGTCACGTACTGTCTATTCAGCAGTTGGTTAACGCTAAATTAATTGTTAACGCAGAAGATGAACCAACACACGTGCAAGGTTGGTGTGCTATCACATCTTCTCCTCGAACCCTGCGTGTAGATCACGTGCTCGACATTCACGATTCTCTTAGTGAAGCAGAAACTTTTTTCAAAGAGGCTCAAGCGAAACTAGAACAAAGTGGCTTTGAATTCGATGTTCCAAAACCAAATCGCTTATCCAGTCCAGACACTATGGATGTTTGCTTTACTGGTTTCGCCAAAGGTGACAAAGCAGATCTTATGTCATTAGCCGAATCAAAGGACATGATGGTTCGACAAAGTGTAACGAGACACCTAGACATTCTTTGCTACGGCTACAACGCGGGGCCTAAGAAACTCGAAAAAGCCTTGGAGCAAGGCGTCATGATTTTAAACCGTCACCAATTTGAAAGCCTGTTGGAAACGGGTGAAGTGCCAGAAGATATTTAGGTCATTGGGCGAGTGGCTGTGACTTTGAAGAATGATTAATTAATAAAAATTGGCTAGGGAGAACCAAAATGGCTAAAGAATGTAAGCACGTGAAAGCTTTTCGCGAAAAACACCTAAAACCAAGTGAAACGATTATCGCCACTGGTGAAGGTTACATCGGTGAAATGATGGGCTCAGGTGACAAGACCCAACATAATGGTGCGTTGATCGTCACTAATGAGAAAGCGTATTTCTATCGCAAAGGATTTTTTGGCGAAGTGCTAGAAAACATCCCGCTTAAAAGCATTACCTCTATTGAGCGCAAATCTACGCTTGGTCACTATACGGTTAGTCTTCACACGAGCCATGACGACCTTACATTCAAATGCATGCAAGAAAAGGAAATAGTCCAAGCTCTTGTTGATGCTATCGAAGACGGGCGCTCAAGCACATCTAGCCAACCGAATGTACCTCCATTCCCCTCAGAATCAGCGATTGATAAGCTAAAAAAACTGGGTGAGCTCAAAGATGCTGGCGTTCTTACTGAAGAAGAATTCCAACAACAGAAAGCCAAGTTGCTAGCTGAAATCTAAGTTCAAGAAAAACAAAAATAATTGGTTGTCTAGGAGCAAAAACATATGGATAAAGGTGCATTAACTGCCCTCATTATTTTCTTTTTACCTTTATTGTTACTCGTCATCAGCTGGATGAGAGGTAAAAAGAACAAGAAGGCTTATGAAGAAAAACTCGCAGACTCTAACAAACAACTCGAGTATGTATATGGCAAAGTAGCTCGCCTTGAAGAAGAGCGAAGAGACTTGAAAACTAAGTATGGCCCGATCATAGATATAGAAGGCCATGCCGCCAAATTACTCGATGAAGCAGAAGAAGATGCAGCATCTAAACGTGATCAGTCTTTAAAGTTGTTAGCTGAAGCCGAAGCAAATGCGGACGAAATTCGCCAGGAAGCTAAGTCCCTTAGGTCAGAAGCGACTCAAAGATTGAAAGATTCGAAAGAAAAAGCCGAATTAATTAAGAGTGAAGCCAGAGTCGAAGCTGAGAAGGTTATCAGCTTTGCAGAGGCTCAAGCTAAGGAAATTGCAGGTGACGCTTACGAAGCCAAAGCGAAAGCAGACTCGTATGATAAAGCTATTCGCGCAATGAGAAACACCATTGAAGGCTACAAAGATGACTACATCATCCCGAACCACTCTGTGTTAGACGATCTAGCTGATGAGTTTGGTCATAAGGAAGCTGGTGAAGAACTCAAAGCGGCAAGAAAGAGAGTTCGTGATATGGTTAAGGATGGTTATGCCGGTGCATGTGATTATGCAGAAGTTCACCGTAAAACCTATGCCATTCATTTTGCTGTCGACGCTTTTAACGGGAAAGTAGATAGCGCACTATCGAAAGTTAAACATGATAATTACGGGAAAATTAAGCAAGAAATCATCGATGCTTTTGCTCTCGTTAATCATAACGGCGCCCCCTTCAGAAATGCACGTATCAACCAAGAGTATCTAGACGCGAGACTCAATGAGCTTAAGTGGGCAGTAGCTACTTTTGAACTCAAAAAAATCGAAAGAGAAGAGCAAGCCGAAATCAAAGCGCAAATTCGAGAAGAAGAGCGAGCTATTCGAGAAATGGAAAAGGCTCGTAAAGAGGCAGAGAAAGAAGAACGCCTACTTCAAAAAGCGCTTGAGAAAGCTCGCGCTGAACTTGCAGCCGCGAATGATGAGCAAAGAGCTCAGTATGAATCACAGCTTGCTGAACTCGAAGGCAAACTTAAAGAAGCAGAAGAGAAAGGCCAACGCGCCCTATCTATGGCCCAACAAACTCGCAGAGGCCACGTTTACGTTATTAGTAACATCGGCAGCTTTGGTGAAGAAGTCTTTAAGATTGGTATGACTCGAAGGTTAGAGCCAATGGATCGAGTCAAAGAACTAGGAGACGCTTCCGTTCCGTTCTCATTTGATGTCCATGCAATGATTTACAGTGAAGACGCCCCAGCTCTAGAAAAAGAACTTCATAGAAGGTTTGATTTGGACTCTGTGAACAAGGTTAATCCACGCAAAGAGTTTTTCAGAACATCGGTTGCGGAAATCAAACAAGCTGTAGAACAAAATGGGGTTACGGATGTTCATTGGACTCTTAAAGCAGAAGCAGCTGAGTACCGAGAAAGTCTTGCTATCGCTAAAGAGCAGCTAGCGGAAGCAGTCGCATAGCGATGCGTCGTATAGAAAATGACAGTTCGCAACCTTAAAGACGCCAGCAAAAAACCTTGGCTCTGTGAGTGCTACCCACAGGGCCGAACTGGTAAGCGCATTCGCAAACGCTTTGCTACTAAAGGTGAAGCGGTTTCCTTTGAACAGTTCACCATGCGCGAAGTTAACGACAAGCCCTGGCTTGGCGATAAGCCCGATCACCGCCGCTTAACCGATGTGATTGAACTGTGGTACCAACTGCACGGTAAGAACCTGAAATCCGGTGAGCGTTCAAGATACCGCATGATGCTTACGGCCAAAGAACTAAATAACCCGATTGCGTCTTTACTGACTTCTAATGACCTCGCCCATTACCGGGCTGCTCGTGTAAATAAAGGTCGCGGCCGTGAAAACAGGGAAATGGCGATCAGCTCTAACAATGGTGATATTGCGCTGTTGAAATCAATGTTCAATCGCTTGATAGCACTCAATGAGTGGCGGAACCCAAATCCCGTGACTGGCATCGAGCCAGTCAAGAAGGCTCAATCTGAATTAACGTTTTTGAGAGAAGAACAGATTATCCGCCTCTTTGAAACGATTAAGAAAAGCTGGCTACATGACGAACTGCGTTTGATTTATAAAATCTGCTTAGCCACTGGTGCTCGCATCAATGAAGCGGTTCTACTCCGAGGTGAGCATGTATTCGGTAATAAGATAACGTTTGTAAATACCAAGGGTAAGCGAAACCGAACTATCCCAATCTCTGAAGAGTTGTTTGCAGAGCTTAACCCCACATCGAGTGGCCGATTATTCACATGTGGTTATGGTGTCGCGCATAAGTGGATTGATAAAGCGTTACCTGAATTACCTAAGGGACAAGCTACTCACGTTTTGCGCCATACTTTCGCCACGGCTTTCATGCGTAATGGCGGCAACATCCTCGATTTGAAAGCGGCACTAGGCCATGTCAAAATTGAACAAACGATGGTTTACGCCCATTTTTCGCCAGATCACCTTTCATCGGTAGTCAATTTCAACCCTATCAACGGCCTTAAAGTATAACGACAAAGGTGGCGACAAAGTGGCGGCATTGCTCAACAAACCTCGCCATTATCCATCAACATACATTTTATTAGTTTTTAAAAACCCTTTAGCTACATGGCATTGCAAGGGATAACAATAGGTTTAAAAGTATATGAAAGTAATCAGCTTTAACATCAATGGACTACGTGCTCGACTGCACCAACTCCAAGCGCTAATCGATAAACACCAGCCTGACGTTATTGGTCTTCAAGAGATTAAAGTGCATGATGAAGCGTTCCCGATTGAAGATGTCGAAGCCATGGGTTACAAAGTGTATTTTCATGGCCAGAAGGCGCATTACGGCGTAGCGATGCTTTGTAAGCAAGAGCCCATCCGCGTACAAAAAGGTTTTCCAACGGATAACGAAGAACACCAAAAGCGCATGATCATGGCGACGTTTGAAAACGAAAATGGTGAAAAAGTAACGGTGCTTAATGGCTACTTCCCTCAAGGGGACAACATTAACCACGAAACGAAATTCCCATACAAGCGCCAGTTCTACAAAGATCTAATGACGTATCTAAACGATCATCACAGCAACGATGAACAGTTGATTGTTATGGGTGATATCAACATCAGCCCTATCGATTCAGATATCGGTATCGGAGAACCGAACCGTAAGCGTTGGTTGAAAACGGGTAAATGCTCTTTCCAACCAGAAGAACGTGAATGGCTGAAAACGTTGTTAGATTGGGGCTTTGAAGATACTTTCCGTAAGCTCTACCCAGAAGTGAACGATCGCTTCTCGTGGTTTGACTACCGATCTCGCGGCTTTGATGACAACCGAGGCCTACGAATTGATGTGATTTTGGCGACTCCTTCTCTCGCGCAAAAATGTATTGAGTCGGGTATCGATTATGAATTACGCGGTATTGAAAAGCCTTCAGACCACGCGCCAATCTGGTCGACATTCAAGTAATACATTACAAAGCAATAACCGTGACTCAACGCTAAGATAAACCTAGTAAAAAGGGAGACTCAGTCTCCCTTTTCATGCACGTTATTTTCTACTCAGCTAGTTCAGCGGCCAAACCGTTTGACCATCAATACTTACTGGCATTTGAGCGAATTCGTTCAGACAGTAGCCGGTATTGCTGCTTGCAAAGTAAGTGAGAGGCATCGGCGTCAGATTCAACGCAACAACTTGTTGCTTCGCTTTTTCTGAGAACGAGAATCCCCACATGTCGAGATAGTTAGTCATATCTCGCTGAGCCACGTAACTTAGGGCAATGAGCAACCAGTCGTTGTTTGAGATGCTGCTCGCTTCATCTTTGGTATACATCGAGAAGCCAATGCTTGATTGTTTCGCATTCCACAGTGCCTCATCTGCTTTCAAACGATTAAACTCACGCTCAATAAGATGAAGTCGCGCCAGTAAATGCCAACCATTTTTAAGCACACCTTCGTGCTGAGTTGCCATCATCATTTGAATGTAAACGCGAGCACCCCAGCTCCAACCCGTTTGGTTTTGCTCCGCCATATAAGCATTTGGATCGCTTTGTGTTCGACTGGTTTGCAACAGTTCAAACTGACCTTTGAAATCCAAGCTTTGGCAGGTTGATTCCTTACCCGTATTTTGGAAGAAACGAGACTTGCTGTAGTAGGAGTAGTAGTTGGTCGTCGAATGCCCTTCCCAACCCGCGAATCGGAATCGTCCTTTCTCTAAACCGTGGCCTAGCTCATGCAAATCACCGTGACCTAAAGGACTGAAGGCCCAATAAGCATCGTACGGGTTACCAGAGCAGCCATAGCCACAAGTGGCTTGGTCAGCATTCATGTGCTTAACCATATCAATATTGGCAATTTCCCAGCCTTGGTTTTGAGCGTATTGAATAATTTCAGGTACTTCGTCTATACCCGGCCCTTGGAAACCAGCCAGAACATGCGGGTAGTTATGTACATATTCTTCTGTTGCCAGCGCCATTTCCGCAGGAGTAGACCACATTTCATCGTTGACCGACTCTAACATCTTGTCACGCTTTGAGTGCACTTCAAACCCAGGGGTGATCAGCTCGGCCCAATCAAACAAATTGGCTTCTAGCTGCTGAATAAAGGTGTCGTTGTCCTTCTCACTTCTCCATACAGGATGCTGTGCCACATGGTTAAGTCTCAGTTCAACCGGAATATCATTTTTGTCAAAGTGAACCTGTACTGGGCCGCCATAAGGAGAAGTCAGCGTGATGGTTTCACCCGCTTTGACTTCGTAAGCAAATGAAGTCAGCAGTTTAGGTCGAGTATAACCGTCTTTACTGAACTCATGGGTCGCTCCACTTCTTAAGCTATTGATGACAATTTTTGTGGTCACATCATTGTTGTCTTTACGCGTTACCGTGAAAGTCTCACCTGGCAGCGCATACACTCCTGCCGAACGGAAGTTGTGTTTAGACTCCATATTCACCGTAGTATCAATTCTCTTTACATCGGCCCCAAATTCACTGCGGCTGAAGTTTCCCATATTTGGTTGTTTTGGGTTGATGCGACGACTGTTGTATTGAACGTAGTCCGCGAAGTACGATTTCAAAAATTCAGTCGTCCCCGTAGACTGCTTATCCATTGGAAAAGAGGCCGTTTGACGATAATGATCCGCCAATAACACCATCAGCTTTTCGTATTGATAACCATCTTGTTCAAACAACGAGATTTTTTGCTCATCAAGTGATTTCAGCCATTGGCGAATGCTGTTGGCAGCGTCGTAAAACTGACTGTCCATGTTCGCTGCTTCTGGGCATGATTTATCATCACATTGGGACAAATCAACATTGAAGTTTTGAGTTTCGAAACGGGATAACAACGCTTGCTGCGTGATGACAGAATCTGGCACAAAGTTCATCAGTGATGAAGGTGCCCAATCGACCAAACCTAACTTACGCCAATAGTTGTCCCCCACGTAGTCAACATGGAATTTTGCCAAAATGTCTCGGCCAAGATCGGTCAGCCCACCGTCCCAATGCAGATATAGAACCGGAATTTTAGCTTGCTCGGCATAAGCCAGCGCATCTAATACCTGTTGATTGGTATCTCCTGACAGCAAATGTTGTGACAGAATCAACAGGTTTGGCTTATCGGCTTTCAAGCAGCTAAGTAGTTTTGAACCGTCGCACAGGTTAGCTTCATTAAATGTCAGGTCTGGTGAAATATTGTTGTTTAACCAACTGCGCGTCGCTTGCTCATCAGGAAAGTAATAAGACTGATCCATTTGCGCGATGACGACGTTTGAAGTAGCTCCACCTGACAACCAAGTAACGAGGTTTTTTAGCCATTGAGTCATTGCCGCATTAGAAGAATCAGGAAAACGTTGTGCGGTTCGAAATGGGTTACTGCCTAAAACAGCATAACGCTGGCCATTAGTTTGCTCACCAGCAATACCAATCGACAACGCTTGGTCTTTGTAGCCACTCGCCATCGCTTTATTGGTCATCAAGATGGTGTCGTTGAATCCATAGGTAGGAGCAAAAATCGCGGCATCATGCGTCGGATCCCAGTAAAGACCCGAAAGATTTTTTGCTATCGCAGATTTGATCGCATTCGACTGTTTCTTGTGCGCCTCAACAACTTGACGGCTTTCACGAATGAAGTCATTTGGGTCAGAAACTAACAGGGCATTGCCCGTTTCTAGCGCTTGTTGAACAGGAACTGGAGTTGGTGTGACTTGACTGTTTGATTGTGACTTGTTCTCTCCACCACCGCATCCGGCGGCAACAGCGGCAAGACCCAACGATATAATTGTTTTTTTCAT